ATCTGCTAAAACAACCGCAAAACAGGCTGGTAAATCTAAGCAAGAAATTAGATTAGCAAAAACAAAAGCTAAAGCTAAAAACGCTAGAATAGAAACAACTTCAAAAGAAACAGCAGCTCAAGGCGGTAAAAAAGCTCAAGAAAAAAGAGCTAAGACAATAAGACTAGAAAAAAGAGCTAAAAGAATAGAAGCAAGAATAGCTAAAAGAAAAGCAAAAAAATAATGAAATCAAAAGGATTTGGAGATAGCGTTGAAAAATTTACCAAAGCAACAGGTATAAAAACTATTGTAGATAATGTATCTCAAGGTTTAAATATACCTTGTGGATGTGAACAAAGACGTGATGCTTTAAATAAAATGATTCCTTATAAAAAATAAGTATGGCTTTTAAAATGAATGGTGCTCCTTATGTGGATAACAATACCCCTATATATCATGTAGATATGGAAGATGGTGTATTAGGTAAAGCTAATAACAATGGTACTATAATCATTAATAAAGATATTAAAGACCCTAAACAAATAGATAGCGTTGTAAATCACGAAATGATTCATATAGATCAAATGAAAAGAGGTGATCTTAATTATGATGATAAGTACGTTTATTGGAAAGGAAAAAAATACTCAAGAGCACAAATGAAAGAAGGTGCTAAAAACCTTCCTTGGGAAGCAGAAGCATATAAAAACGCATAACTAAAAAGTATATTATGAGTGAATCATGGATGAAAAAACACGCTAGAGACTTATTATCAACTATGCCTGTGGATGATAAAGGTAGCGCTTTATTAGAAAAAGATAAGCTATCTAGTTCAGAAAGAAAATTAAAAGCTAAAGGTATTAGTATAAGTGATCCTAAAGAAAAGGAAAAATTTAAAAAATATAAAGCTAGTGGAGGCACATTATCTCACACACAAGCAGCTACAATAAATTATCAAACTCCCACCGAAGCTAAAGTTGCACGTAAAAAAATGGAAGAAGCACAAAGTAATAAATCTAAAGCTACAATTAAACGAGCAGTACAAGGCGGTTTAGGGAAAAAAGTATTTGCAGGAGCAAACCCAAATTTATGATTAAAAATAATGTGGAAAGTTTTATTAGGGCTATTAAAAGGCGGTAGCGGTAGAAAATCTGTAGCGGGTAAGATCCCGAAAAATTAATAGAACTACAAACTAAAATAAATATGGTTGAAGCTTCGCATAGAACTTTGTTCGTTGCTGGGTGGAGGCCGTTTATAGGGTGGATATGTGGAGTTGCGTTAGCTTATAATTTTGTTATACGTGATTTATTTATTTGGATAACAAAAACAACAGACGCGCCACCGCCATTACAAATGGAACACTTAATGACAGTACTACTAGGAATGCTCGGGCTTGGTGGACTTAGAACATACGAGAAAATAAAAGACAAAGTAAAATAATTAAATTTAATCAAATGGAAAAAGTAAAAGAAGTAAAAAAAATTACTGAAGAGCAATTAACAGTAATTAAAGATCATCAACAAGATTTAAATAAATCTTTAACTAACTTAGGGTTTTTAGAAACTCAAAAGCATAGTTTGCTTCATGAGTATGCTGGATTAGTAGAAGATATTGAAAAGTATAAAAAAGAACTAGAAGATATTTATGGCGCTATTAATATAAATATTGAAGACGGTACTTATACTGATATTGAAAAAGAATAAAAGTGGACCATATTATAAGAAAAATAAGTATAGGTTCTGACTATAAAAATGAAGCTATGCATTATGCTATAGGCCAACAAGTTTATGGAGGCCATATAATATCTGCTATATTATTTGAAGATAAAGATGATTCTTATAATATACATATTAAAAAGCAAAATGAAATTCTACCTTGGAAAAAGTTTAATAAAAATATGGCTATTTCTGTAGAATATGATTTAGAGTATTAATGAAAAGTATTCAACAATTTATAATAAAACCTATTGGACAAAGATATAACAATGAATTAACAGTAGGTGATAAAAAACTTATTGTTAATTCTAGTATATCAAATCATAAATTTGTTAACAGAGAGGCTGTGGTTGTTTCAACACCCTTAGCTTTAAAAACAGATATAAAAGTAGGAGATACAGTTTTAGTTCACCATAACTTATTTAGAAGATATTACAATTTAAAAGGTAAATCTGTAAATAGTACAAAATATTTTAAAGATGATATGTATTTTGCTTCAGTAGATCAAATATACATGTACAAAAGAAATAATAAATGGAACACCGTATTAGATTATTGTTTTATAAAACCGGTTATTAATAAGGACGAATCTAAGCTGTCTAAATTAAAAAACAATATTGGTATAATAAAATACGACAATAGCTCTTTAAACGCGCTTAAAATAGCTATAGGCGATACTGTAGTGTTTAAAAGTAATAGAGAGTTTGAATTTGTATTAGATAATGAGGTTCTCTACTGTATGAAATCAAATGATATTTTAATTAAATATGAAAATAAAAGAGACGAAACTGAATATAATCCAAGCTGGGCAAAAAGCAGTTGAAGAACTTATAAAGGTAGCTAAAGAAAAGATCGTAGACTCAGAAGATGATATCTCCGCTGACAGACTTAAAAACGCTGCCGCTACTAAAAAATTAGCAATATTTGATGCTTTTGAAATACTAGCTAGAATAAAAGAAGAGCAAGATTTATTAGACGATAAACTTGTTGATAAAAAAGCTCCGACTTTTAAAGGGTTTGCTGAAGGAAGATCTAAATAATGTACGAGCAAAGTTTATATAGTATAGAAAAAGATCATATTAAGCCTAAAGTTTTAAAAAGAATGAATAGGCTTAATAAGTGGGACTACGGTTATAATAAAGAGCATGATATTGTGGTTATTAGTAAAACCGGAAAAATAGGCGAAATATATAATATACAGAACCTATTAATAGCATTACCCTTAGCTGAAGACATTTATAAGTGTTCTGATAAAAAAGAAGAACAACGTTGGAAAGTTTTGGAATACCCTAAAGAGTTAAGTAAAGTTAAAACTGTTTACGAATGGAATGAAAAACCTTTATCGTTTAAAGAAAAATATTATGATTATATTAATAAAGAATTTGTTAGACGAGAAGAAGGTTTTTGGTATTATAACAAAGGCATTCCTACTTATATTACTGGGACTCATTATATGTACTTGCAATGGACCAAAATTGATGTTGGGCACGCAGACTTTCGGGAATCAAATAGATTATTCCACATATTTTGGGAGGCCTGTAAATCTGATAGTAGATCCTACGGAATGTGTTATCTTAAGAACAGGCGGTCCGGGTTTAGTTTCATGGCTTCATCCGACACAGTTAACCAGGCAACAATATCGAGAGATTCTAGGTTTGGAATACTCTCTAAGTCGGGAGCTGACGCTAAGAAGATGTTCACGGATAAGGTTGTACCCATATCGATTAATTACCCATTCTTTTTCAAACCGATACAGGACGGGATGGAACGTCCCAAAACAGAATTATCGTACAAAGTCCCATCTAAACGTCTCACGCGCAATTCGATCAAAGAGACAGACGAAGATATACAAGAGGGATTGGATACGACCATCGATTGGAAGAATACCGGAGACAACTCGTACGACGGAGAGAAACTCAAATTACTCGTCCACGATGAATCGGGTAAATGGGAGAGACCGGACAACATCCTCAACAACTGGAGGGTCACGAAAACAACGTTAAGATTAGGTAGAAGAATTGTTGGTAAATGCATGATGGGCTCTACCTCAAACGCATTAGATAAAGGTGGAGAAAACTTTAAAAAATTATACGAAGCATCGGACGTTAATAAAAGAAACCGCAACGGACAGACTAGCTCAGGACTATATAGTTTGTTCATACCTATGGAATGGAATTACGAAGGATACATTGATTCTTATGGCTTTCCTGTATTCGACACTCCAAAAAAACCAATTAAAGGAATTGACGGAGAAGAAATTGATATAGGAGTTATATCGCATTGGGAAAATGAAGTAGAAGGCTTAAAAGATGACCAAGACGGTTTAAATGAATATTATAGACAATTTCCACGAACTGAAAAGCATGCATTTAGAGACGAAGCAAAAGAATCTTTATTTAATTTAACTAAAATATACGAGCAAATTGATTATAACGAAGATTTGCGTAATACTAATGTAGTTACGCAAGGTAGTTTTCAATGGGAAAATGGAATAAAAGATACAAGAGTATTATTTATTCCTAATAAAAACGGAAGATTTTTAGTTAGCTGGGTACCTCCTGTGGCATTGCAAAATAGATACAATATAAAAAACAATATAAAATACCCTGGTAATGAGCACTGTGGAGCGTTTGGTTGTGACCAAACTTGTTTTTTTTAGAATATATAGCTAGGCCACAAACAGCTGAAATGTTTTTTGAAGACGTTTTAATGGCTTTAGTTTTTTATGGAATGCCTATATTAGCTGAAAATAACAAACCAAGACTTTTATATTATTTAAAAAGAAGGGGATATAGAGGTTACTCTATGAACAGGCCAGATAAAGTTTTACATAAGTTGTCTGTTACAGAAAGAGAAATAGGTGGTATACCTAACTCTAGCGAAGATATAAAGCAAGCACATGCTGCTGCTATTGAAGATTATATAGAAAATCACGTTGGGTTGCTTACGGAGGGGTATGGCAATACTTATTTTCAAAGAACATTAGAAGACTGGGCTAAATTTAATATTAACAATAGAACAAAGCATGATGCTTCTATAAGTTCTGGTTTAGCAATTATGGCTTGTAATAAACACAGGTATACACCTGTGGCGAAAAAATTAATATCAAAAGTTTCTTTAGGCTTTAAAAAATATAATAATACAGGAGGGAGTAAATTCAAAAATAATATAAATAAATGATCTATACTACTAACAATAGCATCTTTCCAGATCAGGTGGTACCTGAAGAAGAAAAGAAATCATTTGAGTATGGTTTAAAAGTGGGGAATGCTATAGAGCAGGAATGGTTTAGAAACAATAGTGGGCAAAATAGATTCTCTTATAATTTTCAGAATTTTAATAGATTAAGATTGTATGCTAGAGGTGAACAACCTATACAAAAATATAAAGATGAATTATCTACTAATGGCGATTTATCTTATCTTAATTTAGATTGGAAACCTGTGCCTGTTTTATCTAAATTTGTGGATATAGTTGTAAACGGAATGACAAACAAAGGATATGAAATAAAATCTTTTGCTTCTGACCCTTTTGCAACTCAACAAAGAACAGATTTTGCTTTTAACGCATTGCGAGACATTCAGCAAAAAGATAACATAGAAGAATTAGCTAAACTTACAGGACAAAATTTTTATGCATCAGCAGATCCAGAAAGTTTACCGAATGATCCAGGTGAGCTTGATTTATACATGCAGCTTAATTACAAGCAAAGTGTAGAAATAGCTGAAGAGGAGTTAATAAATAATGTTCTTGATTTTAATAAATACGAAGAAACTAAAAAAAGATTAGCTTACGATTTAACTGTTTTAGGAATAGCGGCTAGTAAAACTAGTTTTAATTTATCT